AGCTCTTGAGCCGAGCGGCGGCCGCCAATGAAAACTTGATCTTCATCAGAGATGGCGGTTACTTCAATGTCGTTCTTTTCGCCGCCGGAAATCGAAATGCTTTGGACGCCAGGGATGGTCGTCAGGGTGGCGCTGACGGTGTACTTGAACAGCGTTCCGGCAACTGCCGAGTATGTAGCCATAGTTGGGCTCCTTCTGCCTCACGGCAGTAGTTGAAGTGGTTGGGGGCCTTATATCCCCCTCGCCGGGTGTCTCACGACATGCCGGAAAACTAAACTGTGATCGAAAGCGTTTGCGATACCGCGAACAGCCCACGCGCCGCGGCTTCCTCGCTCACCAGGTCCGCTTCATCAGTGACGATGCACTTCTTCACGCGGACGGTACCCGTTGACGGGATGAGCCCGGTGAGGTTGTCGAGGTCGGACTTCGCGGCCTCCGCGCCCGTCCATGCCGCAGATTGCGAGGCGGCAAAGTGGACTATTTCTACCTCGTAGACACGCGGCGCGCCGGCTCGGGCGATATCTACCGCGATGCGACGGCAGGACGATTGGCGGAAGGTCAGGAACGGCGCCGTTACGTTCTGCGTTTCGTAGCACCAGAACAGCTTGGAAGCGCCGTAATGCGCCAGCGTTGCGGTGGCTTCGGTACGCAGATACTGGCCGATGGCTTCAGGGAGGGTCATGCAAAAATCGCAATCTGGTCAGGTCCAAACTCAAGCGCAAACTCCACAACCGCGCTCATCGGCTTTCGCCGTGGCTCGATTGGCTCATCGCCCAGGCTGGTTACGTCGAAGGCCACGCGCTCGGCTACCTTTAGTTCCACGCGCAACGGCAGCGCGAGAACCTCGCCGGTTGAAGCGTCTATCAGTTCGACGACCGGATTGCGGTTGGTCTTATGCCGGGTCGGTTTCGGGAAATACAATGCCAGTGCCATGGGCTCCTTTACGATCCGTAACTCACGCCCTCGCGGGCGTACAAGTGAAGCATTTCGTGCCGCTCGTCCGGGTCATTTATGCCCGTGATATCGAAGTAGCGGCCCGCGTATTTAATCCGGTGTTTCGTGGTGATGCCTTCCAGGTGGAGGACATCGAAAACACACCCGTCATCTTGCTGGAGTGCTCCGGCAGTGACCGTCTCGCGTTGCGTGAGGTTGCGCTTCCGCGCCCACACTGAGAACTCTGGCGCGTCCGCCCATGACGCCTGCGGGTCGCCGCCGGCGCCCGTGGTTTCGGCCGAGGCGTACAGCTCGATCCATGCGGTGCGCTGGCCGGCCTTCATCGAATGATCCAATTGGCAAGTAACGCCATCACGCCAAGCTCGATCTGTTTGGAGGTGACGACGGCGGATTCGCCCACGGCCACCGCAGAGCGGTTTTCGTAGAAGTGCGCGGCGAGTAGCAGCACGGCGGCCTGCAACTGATAAGGCACAACCGCCGCCGATGCCCACCCGCAAACAAACTGAATTTCGATAGGGTCAAGCGTGCGCAGCGTGGCCGTCGGCCATGACTGGCTATACTTCAGCGCCAGCACGCCCGGATCACGGGCGATGGAGACGGCGTAGTAGCTGCTGGCAAAGGTCGATTGAGCGTCAGCGGTGTCGGTGTATTTGACGTGCGTGACACTTTGGAGCTGGCCGAACGGCAGGGTTACCCTATCGCCACACGGCCAGGAGCCCAAGAACCATTTCCAAGTCTGCGTCACCAGCTTGCGCCCGGTGATGGTTTCCGCGTACTCCTGCGCCGCCCGCACATACGGCTGGTACTGCTCGGCTGGTTGCCCGGCCGCGCGCGCGTGCGCCTCCATCTGCGCATCGGTGATGGCAAATTCGGTTGGCGCGGTGACGAGTTGGTAGGCGTGAGAGGTCATAGGTACAAGGGCGGGGCGGAGGAGCCGCCCCAGGTCGGAGGCCTAGACGCCGTTTGGCTGGAGCGAAGCGTTGCCGAGAATGGCGACAGCGCAGATGACGGCCGCCGAGGCATTGGCAGCCGGCGTGATCGTCAAGCGAACGTACCGCTTGTTACCGATGTAGCCGATTTTGCGCGTTTCGTTGTCGTCGTCAAACTGGAACGCCGCCAGAGCTTCCGTGCCGTTCAATTCCGCGTCCGCGACGGCCGCATTGTCGGAAAGGTTGGAGGCGTCGCCGTCTTCGACCAGAACGGTGAACGTCGCATCGGCGTCAGCGATGGAGCCGGTTGCGATGGCGAACACGAGGGAATCGAAGCCCTGGCGATCAATGATTTGAGAGACGAGCGCAGTTGTGCCCGCCTCGGAAACGGGCGAGATTGCCCGCCGAATGGTGAGATTGGAATAAAGGTCACGCATGAGATTTGGCTCCTTGGTTGCGGGAGAGGGCGGTTGCCCGCCCTCCGGAGAAGTGGTTAGCTATTGAACTTCATAAACTTGATGGCTTCAAAGTTTACAACGCCGCCACCGACACGCTTGGTCGTGTAGAATTTCACGTACCCCTTTGTGGTCACCGCGTCGCGGATGGTCGAGAGGCCCTTGCGGTCGAAGATCTGGTAGCCAACCTTGAAGTTCCCGAACGCCATCGACAGCGAGTCGGCGGCCAGCGCGGGCATGTCTTCCGCTTCGGTCACCGGGAAGCCACAGATCAGCGCCGGCTGTCCGGCCTGGAGGCCCGGCTGCCAGATATAGGCGTTCGTGGTGGCTTCCTTGAACTTGCGGACCTTGAGCAACACAGCCCGGTTAGTCAGCCAGCGGGCGCCGTTGCGGTACTCGGCTTTGAGGGCCATCATGAGTTCGATCAGCTTGTCACCGGGCGTGGTGCTGGTGAAGTCAGCGGACGCACCGGCGAGAACGTGCTCCATCACGCCCCAGGAGCGGGACGCATCGGCGGTGGCGGCGGTCGTGTAGGACGTGATGCCGCGCGGCTTGCCGACGCCGTTGCCGATCACGAACCCGCTGTTTTCCGTGCGAGCGAACTTGTCGGCTAGCTTGCGCTCAAGCCAGGCACCGACGTCCAGATCGGCGTCGTCCAGGAGCTTCTGCGTGATGCGCGGCTCCGCGTACTGCTCATGAATCTCGATGCGCCACTTGCCCACCTCGGGCGTGTCGGTTTCCGAGCGGGTGCCGGTTTCCGAAGTCCAGCCGGTCGATACTTCATCGTTGTCGTTCAGCCCTTCGACGGCATCGGAGGTGGTCGTATCCACCTGCGCGATCGCGCGGATGTTCGACGTCTCGTAGACCTTCATCGCCACGCGGCCGGAGGCGTCAACGGGGACGAGATACCCGCCGTTGTCGTTGCTGCCCACGCTCATGTGCTTCACTTCGTGCGCGCTCATGCGTCCTTCGCCCTTGCGCATCCAGTTTAGGAACGCTTTCGAGGCTTCGCCGTTGCGGGCGGTGTCGCCGTTCTCGCTCGGGCGGGCGGCCTTTGCGGCGATGGCGTCGAGCGAGGCTTGCAGTTCGCTGATACGCTCGTTCAGCTTGACGGCCTTCTCTTCGAAGATGCTGGCGGACACGCCGCGCGCGGTGGCCTTCGTCTGGTCTTCGTTGTTCGCCTTGAACTGCTCCCAGGCGCGGCCCAGGTCTTCAACGGTCTTCTGAATTTCAGCAGACATAGATACTCCTTCCGCCTTGTGGCGGTGGTTCGTGGTTTTGGTGTCTCGCGCCTGTTACGCGCGAAGAATAGCGGTGAGGCCGCGGATCGAGTGCAGAAGCGGCTCGGCCACGGTGGCGTGCTTGTCGCCGTCGGCGGCTTCCTCCAGGGCGTCGGCCTCGGCTAGAAGTGCCTGAATATCGAGAACGGCTGATTCCAGCCGCTTGCGGGTTGCCGCGCTCAATGTGCGGCCCGCTTTAATGTCTTCACCGGCACGCGCGATAAACTCGGCGTCCGACTTGACGGATTCAATCAGCGTCAGCGGGTTGGCGGGGATAGTCACCATGGAAGCCTCGAACAGCTTTACCTCGTACAGCCGGTATGCCTTGGTCGCGTCGTCCCACATTTCTTTCACCGTGCGATAGCCGATGGAAAGGCCCTTCAGCATCTTTTTCATGGCTTGCCGGTGAGCGAGGCTACCATCGGGCAAATCGGTTTCAATGGTGCCATTAAGGCGTAGACCTTTGGCGTCGTCGGTGAGCCGCGCGGTGCCAATTGGGCGAGTCCGGTCGTGGTGCAGGAGTAGCACGACTTCGCCGCCGCTTTCCTGTAGGGTCTTCGTGAAAGCACCGGGCTCTACGATGTCGCCGTTGAGGTCTTTATTTCCATAGATGGAAACGTAGCCCTCGATTTCCCCGGCTTCCGTCACGCTCTTGATTTTGAAACTAAGCTGTCGGTCCATCGCCGCCTCCGGGTGTATTTTCGAGTGCCGCTTGGATCGGCAAGTCCTGCATCTGGGCGAGGTATTCGTCGCCGCCATCGTAGGGATTGAGGTCCAGGAATCCGCGTGCCGTGTTGGGGTTATAGACGCGCGATTTGATGGCGATTTGGAACGCCTGCATGGTCTTCAGCAAGTCCATTCGCATAAATGCGGCGGTGTTATGCTTGATGCTCAACTCGCGCTCGGACTGCTTCAGTAGGCAGCGCTCAT